GCTTCCTAATAAGCCGTCCCTGATTACTTATAACCCTATTAAGGATCCTAATATCCTTATTTCCCGTACAACTTATTAACGAGACTCGAAAGAGAAAAAACTATTTAAAAATGGCAAAAAACATTTTAAAAGAGGCAATCGCTGACGCTAAGGCAGTTCGTGAAGTTGCTCTTGCAAATGCAAAGGCCGCATTAGAAGAAGCTTTTACACCGAAACTTCAATCTATGCTATCTGCTAAATTATCTGAAACTTTGAATGAAGAAGAAGATGAATTAGAGGAAAATTTTATGGACGAAACTATGGATGAAACATTCGTAGAAGAGGAAGTAATTGAAATTTCAGGCATGGATGAAGAAGAAGAAGGAGCTGATTTAGATGAGGAAATTGATTTGGAAGAAATTCTTAACGAATTAGAATTAGAAGAAGGCAAAGAAGCTGAAGAAACAGTTGACGAAGCTAAGGACACAGATGAAGAAACTATGGACGAAGCTAAAGACGACGAAGATTTAGAAGAAGCAGTAGGAAAACCAAACCACAAAGCAGAATACGTTCAAGATGTAATGCATAAAGCAGATGACATCAACGCGGGTCTGAACGAAGGTGAGAATTTTGACCTAGATGCACTTCTAGAGGAAATTAACAATTTAGACGAAAACGAAGACGACGTTAACGAGTACGTAGAACCTACAAACAGACCAGATACTTCTGTATCTAGTAGAATGAAGGCTACTTTACCTGGTGGTGAAGACGCTGTAGATTCATTTGATGCTTGGATGAAAGTTAATCCAGCAGCAAACGATGCTTGGCAAAACATTGCAAAAGGTAAATTCAATGAAGGTATGTACGAAACTGTACAAGCAGAACTTGAAGAAACTCAAGCAGCTTTAAGAACAGTTCGCACTGAACTTAACGAGGTTAATTTGTTAAACTCTAAATTATTGTACGTTAACAGAATTTTTAAAGCAAACACTTTAGATCAAGGACAGAAACTACGTGTAGTTGAAACTTTGGATAAAGCTGAAACAGCTAAAGAAGCTAAGTTAATTTATGAAACAATCAAAGACACTTTCACTGTCGCTAATACAAAGAAAGCATCTTTCCAAAACAAAACGAAATCCCTAAAAGAAGGTATAGGAATGGCTTCTAGAGCAGCTGGTACGTCTACAGCTTCTAAAAAAGAAGTAATTACTGAATCTGACAATATGGTATCTCGTTTCCAAAAATTAGCAAACATTAAAATAAATCAATAATAAAAAAAATTTACAAAATGAATAACGTAAACAATTTATTAGAAGGTGCATCTCCTTACCAAGTTCTTTCCGAGCAGTCAGCTAAATTAGCAGGCAAATGGGAAAAATCAGGACTTTTGGAAGGAATCACATCTTCTACTGAAAAAAACAACATGTCAATGTTGTTAGAAAATCAAGCTAAACAGCTTGTAAACGAAGCAAACACTACAGGAACAGGTGCAAATATGCAAGCTGGTAACTCTGAAGCGTGGGCAGGTGTAGCTCTTCCCCTAGTAAGGAGAGTATTTGGTGAAATCGTAGCTAAGGATTTAGTGTCGGTACAACCAATGAACTTACCAGCTGGATTAATCTTTTATTTAGATTTCCAATATGGTACAGCTCAAGGTGGTAAAACAGCAGGTGAATCTCTTTATGGTGCTACTTCAGATCTTAAGAGAACTGATGGTGCATTTAATACTGGTCTTTATGGAGCAGGTGAGTATGGATACTCATCTAAAAAATTAACAGCTGAAATTGATGGTATTGGAACAACTGCTGCAACTAATGTATATACTACATCTTCAGCATTTATTACAAATACTGATGTAGTTTGTACAGATACTGAATTTTCATCATCTAATGCAACTAAATTAGCTACTGGTTTAATTAATAGAGTAACAGTTTTTGCAACAGATTTAGCTGATTTTGATGCAACAGCAGTAAAATCATTTACTATTTCTGATTCTGCTGGTCATATTGATAATGTATTCCCACAATTTACAACAGTAAATTCAGCAGGAAATGTTGAATTTGTAGTAGAAGTTGGTGCAATTGCAAATTTTGCTGCTTTAGCTACAGCTTCAGTTGATTATACTTTAGGACCAGATAACTTAGATAATGTTGGTGACTTTGAAGACAGAACGGCTTCAGCTGCTGCAGCTAACTCAGCTTTAGTTATTCCTGAAATTAACGTTTCAATGAAATCTGACACAGTTGCTGCGAAAACACGTAAATTGAAAGCACAATGGACTCCTGAGTTTGCTCAAGATCTTAATGCTTAC